CAAAACAATTATCTGTAGCAGGAGAAGTTAAAGTAACTCGAAGAGGTGTTACGTCAGTTAAAGTAGTACCTGCTAATACATAGACTTTAGCATTAGTACCAAGGGCAATTAGAGTTGCACCATCAGTTGTTCCATAAGGTAATATTGCACGACAGTTTCCTACATAAGGATCAAAGTTAATAGGTTGCCAACCCCCTATTTTTTCAGGAAACCCCTGTCTAAATCTTATTTTATCACATGTATACCAACCACCTTCATTAGCATAGTTTGTATTATCCCTGCTAATACCAGGTTTAAAAGTTAATTTTTTTAGTGCCATATTATCCTCGCATTAATAAAGCGTGTTCTGCTAATCTACGACGTTGCAGCCCTTGTAACACTTTACCCCCTGCTCTACAATATTTTAATAATGTCTCCCCAGCAGTCGCCTTATCACCACGTATAAATGCAGACCGAACTGTCGAGCGCTGAAATGTTCCCAAACCAAGATTAAAGCTAAAGCTGACAAGAGCGTCAAACTCACTTTGTCTTGGTTGCACAGAACCCAACAAACGAAGTACTCCCAACTCGAAGCGGTGTAAGTCGTATTTAAGTAGTCCATCTACTTCCTCTTTTGTCCATACTCTGTTGTCTTCTGGTTTTAATTTATATTCTTTTCTATCTGCTAAGTTCATCACTAGTTGCCTAGGATATAATGCATGCCCACAACCTATCGTCCACACATTTCCGCTACACATGTATGGCCTATACCGGACCCCCTCGAAATACTTGATGAGGTCTATACCTGTTGCTGATGTTTTCATTACCTACGTTTATCCCAGTGCCTTGATCCAAACCAAAATCCTATAATAGAGGCAAAAATTGCCATTTCATCGTCAGAAAAAATAATATCTATGGCTGTAACAAAATCTACGCCAGACTTCATAGCCCAAATTAACCCTACTATATCAATAAATAATACAATAAATACAAAAGTATAGGTGATAACGGGACGAACACTAGCACGCAAATTAATAACCCAAGGAGATGCTCCTTCCGAAAGTTTTTCATCATGCTTATACAAAGCCATTCTTTCTTCGGCATAAGTTTGCATTTCAACTTGGTCTGTTCTAAACTCTTCAATACGTTCTTGTGACGCAAAGCCTTTTTCGGCGAGAGCGAGAGCTCGCTCCATATCCAATCTAGCCATTTCGAATTCATGTTTCTGATCACCTTTTTGTTTAAAAAAGTCTAGTACGCTTGGTAACCCTGATGTAGCAAATCCTAAAATACCTGATAATATACTTAACATTTAAACTCCTATAAAACTGCAAAAACATATTGAGTAACAAGTAAGAAAAAAGCAGCGCCGATAGCAACGCTAAGATACCAAATAAAATCTTTCAACTAATTGCCCCAAAAGTATTGACTTATAGGCAATATTATACATTATTTTTTATATCTTCATATATTATAGATGCCCATTTTTTGGCATCTTGTGTTGTCACTCTATATTCATATTTTATAGGTTTTACAAAGATTTTATTTGTATCCTCATACTTTGATTCTTTAATAGTATCTACCCATATTAATATATTAGGTGAAAATATAAGCCTTATTTCGTGAGTCGGTGCAACAAAATCAGCAATAGCATTACTAAATTTATCTGCTATCTTACTAATTCTTTCAGCTTGTCTTATTCTTCCTTTATAAGAAAAGTCCCAGTCATTAAATTGCTGTCTTACTTTATCCGCATTGATATGCGAAAATTTTGTTAACCTATGTAGCTCTTCAGCTAAAGTAGTCTTGCCTGATCCTGGTAAACCACATATTAAGATTCTCACCACTTTACCTTAATTTGTTGTTGTATGCTTTTTATTTGTTCTAAAGTAAAAGAGCTTAGCTTTATATCTTTTTTACTCTTTTTTACTATTTTACTGTCTATCTTATGCAAATCTTTTACACCATAAATTGTATCATCGCTAATAGCACTATTTATATTATTGAAGTCGTGATTATAAGATTCTATCTCATAAAAACTATACACATCTGATAACACTTGCTTTGGATTATCTACTAAGTCATTATAGTTAACTAATAAATAATCTTTACTTTCTTTTCTTGTTGTTACTAACTCATGCAAAGTTTGTAAACCTATCATTAGTGGGTTAGTATTTAATTCAAATAAACCATCTTCAATGAACTGTTGTTTACCTTCAAGAGTCTTTAAATTAAGTAAAGATTTAACTACATCTTCTAAAGGTCTGATTGTAACTACCATTTTAGGATGAGTAGTAATATATGTAGAAGCCATCTCAAAGTTTACATTACCCATCCAATATTTACTTCTATCTATTATAGTAGGTTGTTTTACATCTTTATAATATGTTTTAGGTAGAGCAGTTAATAAAGTCTTTTCAATATCATGTCTATTACTAGACTTAGCTTCTTTAATTACCATGTCATTGTTACAAGCTAAATATGTTTGCCACATTAACTCACATAATACTGAGTGAGTTTCTGTATAAACTTCAGGATTATGACTTAATATAGTATTAAGAAGTGTTTGTCCTGATCTGCATAGTCCTGCTAAAAACTTTATGTTAATCTTTATATCCTTTAAAACTCAACCCATCCAGTGATAATATATTTATCCCCATTTATAGGAGGATTGCCACGATGTGTATGGGTGTATGCAGTAGGAAATATTATACAATCACCTTTTTGTGGTTTATATCTGTATTGTTGATAAAGAAACTCTGTCTCACCTGCTTCAAACTCATCATTAAGATAAACAGTCCATGTTAGTAAACGATTTGCTATGTCTCTATTTGTAGCTTCTGCATGCCAAACATGATAACCTTGTCCTGGTTCTGTTTTCTGTATCTTCATTGTGTATGATTTATGCTCAGCAAATGTTTTTAATACATCAAACTGATCTGCATATTGTCTATAACAATGTCCCCAAAACACACGATTAAATTCATTCATGAGCTCTTTATCTGTATGTTGCATTGGAAAATGTGGTAAGTATGTAGCTGTATCTTGTTTCTCAGTCTTAGGTGCTCCGTCATGGTCTTGACGATTTAATGTCATGCCGCCTTGTTCTGCTACTTTAAACCATTCTATAACTTGGTTGCAATACTCATCACTAAATACTTTTTTATATACTTGTATAAATTGATCCACTATTTATCCTTATCAAATTGTATTGCTAATGTATATCGCCAAGATTCTGCAGTTATTGTTGGATTCTGAACACTATGTGGTATTCTTCCATCAAATATAACTACTCGACCTGGAACATAATCAACAGCATATTCTAACTTTTTACCAGTATTATCTGCAAATAAAGTAAGACCACCCCATTTTAAATCCCATTCATGATTAACATAATATAATAAAGTTTTACCATTAATATAATCAAGATGAAAATTATTAAAATCTCCTATAGATGACAAATTAACTCTAGTTTGATTTATTGAATAGTCTTGACAATGAGTATTAATTAACTCTTTAATAGTAGGTATTTCTAAAAATTGACTATTTTCTAAATCTTGAGAATTCCAAACACTTGCCATATTACAAGATTTTTTTATATCTGTAAATTTATTATCAGTGGTTGTTGTAATATAATTACTATTTATAACAAAATTATATATAAACTGTCTATTATGAAATGGTACTATATTATCATAAATATAAATATTATCGTTGTTTGTTGTAATTAAATGTTTATTAGGAATAATCATTTAAAATATGGTCCAACTAACCATGTTACACAGCTATATCTTACACCTTTTGTAACAGGTTCAACACCATGTATCATATAACTAGGAAATACTAATACTGTTCCTTTTTCTTGTGGAGGATAATATAAATTACCATTTGCATTAAGAAAAAACTTACCCCCTTCATAACCATCATTAAGAAAAGCTAATGCTGTGAGCTTTCTTGTTTCATTACTGTGTGTATGAAATGTATCTACATGAGGATTGTAATGTCCGTCTGGTTTGTAGATTAAAAACTCAGTTTGATTAGCATGAGTAATAGTATATTGCCACCAATAATGATTAGCATTTAGTCCCGTTGC